CTGCTTCGTTTTCTGCAGTTATATAAGTGTCTCTGTCTACATCTCTAACACCACCAAGGACGTTCCAGTAGTTACTTTGACCGAATCCCTCAAATTGTTCTAGCTCGGTATTATAACGTATGTAACCAATGTGGTTATGTAATTCAGTTTCTGTAATATCCTTAGTAGGTCTTTGGTCATTATTACCTCTTGGTAATTTAATACTATCAGTTGTGTTAATATCCAACGCCACTTCAGGATTGTCATTGTGAATACCAACATTTCCCGAGTGTAATATGGTAAATACTTCATCGACATTGTTTAATATATTAACGATATCATAATTACTATCTTGTTTAACTTTAAAGGCAACGCCTGTGCCGGTATTTTCAATATCAAGTTGTTCGGTTGTATATACATCTGTATTGAGAGTTGTAGTTTCACCTAAAACATTTAAATTTGAATTAATGGTCAAAGAACCATTTACTAATAAATCAAAGTCATATTCGTGGTTGATTATAAATCTATTTATCGAATGTGGTTTTTCTAAAATAAAATCAGTTTCTAGATTTGTAATGCGATCTGTAATAAGATTGCATGTTAATCTCACGAAATTGCATGAATCTTCAATAACATCTCTACCTTCAACGCGTAAAATACCATTTGAAGTATCAATATCTCCATATAAATCTATTTTATATTTGGTTTGTTCGTCGTTATTTTTATGCAAGGTTAATACATCATGTATTACTTCATTTTCCATATAATCTTGCACATAGAAGAATTTAAAACTATCATAATTACTGCTAGAATATGATCTTATTTCAACACCATTGGATCCTAATGCATTAAAATGAATATTACTTGAATTAATTTCATATTCTTTATAATAATTTTTGTTAAGAATCTGTATTAAATCATTGCCATTAGCATCAAATATTTTTCCGTCGAATCTTAAATCTCCGTGCATATCTAAGCCACCATGAAAGAATACATTACCTTGCGCATCTATTTTCATAGGAACCCAATTATTATTGGTGGTACTATCAATATATTTAATTTCAAGAACACCATCATAACTATAAATCTCGTGACCTGCAATTTTTTCAATAGATTCAATATCATTATTTAAAGTAATGTGTGGTTTGAAATTTTTGTAATTATAATTTTTAATTCTTATAATATAATCTTCATCTTGAATTTCTGCTAATTTGTTGTAATATTCAGTTATATAGATTTTGTTTGTAAAAACATTACCATAGATGTCAATATCATCTGTAATCAGATAGTTATTATTTACTAAAACAAATTCCTGATCACGTTGAATACTATTAACATTGTTATTTACAACATAATTTGATGTTTTAATATAAACATTAGAATTATCACCATCTAAAACTATATTATAAGAAAAGTCTAAGAAATTATTGTTAGCATCTTGATATAAAAGAGAATCAGGTAATATATTCGACGATTCAATAGAAATAGTATTAATTCTATCTGCGACGAATTTACCATCAAAATTGATATTGGAGTTATATCTTATAACATTTGATGTGTGGGTATTAAGGAATATATTAGAATAAATACCATTATCATTTAAAGTTCTAGTTACATCATGCTTGTGTATAATTTGTTCGAAATATTCCATATTATCAAACGGCAAAATATCTGTGTAAATAATATTATCAATATTAATTAAATTTGTATCATCAACGTGATTTGAAGAAAAGTACGAATAATAGGAAATATTGCAAGTAATATCACTTGGTAAACTAATGGTATTATTATAATTATAATTAAATGTATAGTTACTGCTAATATTATTGATTAATGTTAAATTGCAGGTGAAAGAGTCTGAGAAGTTTATTTCAAAGTCGATAAAATCATCACTTTTGATAGTATTGTCTGTATATGATAATTCAGGTTTCATAGTAACTATCATTTTATCATCAGATGTTAAGTTCATAGTACATATGGTTTCATAATCGACATAATTTGTTTGATTAAAAGCAACACTATAATCATCGAATGTAAAATTGATATTTGAAATATTATAAGTAATACTTAAATTAGAATGATGTGTAGTATATAAGAAATTTGAAGACAATATTATATCTGATTTAAATAAAAAGTTTGGATTGTATTTGTCATCATCATTGATAGGATTTAAATTATTATCAATATTGGGTATATTAGTTGCATTATAAAAGAAAGTCGATTTATATAGTTTATCTAAATTATTCCATTCTTTTCCCAATGTTGTCAATACCAAATTTTCAGGTTGAATATCCACAACACTATCATATATATATACTGATGAATATCTGCTTGTAATTCCCATTGCAGGTGTATCATAATCGGTTTTAATTGCAAATGATTCTTTCAATTCAGTATCATTAAACCCGAAACGGGCACCTTTTCTAATATTATTATTTTCAAATGCGTCAATTACAAATATACTGGTAGATTCGGGCTCATTAAATGTACTTTGATTTGCTATATCGATACTAAATCTGTAATTATTTTCAAATGAAGCACCTGTTATAGTGTGGTATATATTTGAAGTAGCACCAGTATATAATAAATTAATTGCGGGCGATGTATGATTATTTGTAATTTGCACACCATATTTGTTAATATCATCGATATGAAATGTAACATTACTATTATTATCAATATTGTTACCAACACCAATATGTGTTGAAGAAGCTAAGAAATTGCCACTATCATCAATATTATTTTTAAAGTTATAAAATTTTTTATAGTATCCGTCGTGATAAAAACTCATATCAAAATTGGTATGTTTATAATCTTCGCTCGATACATTAAATTTGATCATATTTTTGATATTGTCTGTTTTTTCATAATTGTCATCGGCGATCATAAGATTAGTATTATAGATACCGAGCTCAAGTGCCGAAGAACATTTTAGATTATTATCAGAATATGTTATAAATTTGGCAACAGATAAATTAGAGTTATCTTGTTTAACTATAATTGGAATAGCAGTTTTTTCAATAGGATCTACTATAACACTTTTATTTGGAGTATACAAGATATTGTAACCAGTATATCGAATATCATTATTAACAGAAGGTAATCCTGTTTCGTCGATTGGGGGTGCCACTTCATCATCAGGTGATACTTCAATAGTTGTAATATATTGAGTTATCTGGGACATAGCAGATAGATTTGATAATCTAAAATTGTAATTGCTTCCAAAGTCGTCGATAATATTAATATTACCATGAACGTCTAAATCGCCATAAATTGACATTGCGGAATTATTATTTTGATAAGAAACAGAAGGTTTATTAACATCAATATGATAATTTGACGATTCGGAGTTATAATAAAATGACATGCCATAATTTTTTGGAGCATAATGACCGGATGTATATCCGATTTGTAGAGGACCTATTCTTGGTACATTGCGAGCATCAATATCATTAAACTTATGATTTTTGTAAATAAACCATCTTTCTAAATTTCTATCATTATCTAAATTTCTATCATATTCACATATATCAATACCACTATAATCAGCATTATTTAGCGAACCACCGCCACGAACACCTCTATAAATTCTAATAACAGAATAATTATTATTTTCTGTTGTTAAATTGCGAATTTGCAAAGGTGTTTTAACTTCTTCACCACTCCAACCAAAAGCTATTTTTTTATTACTAAAGAAACTTTGAGTATTGTTGGCAATTTGTAGAGTTTCAATTACTTTGTCATTTTGATAGTATAAATCTGCATTCATACCATTTTTAACATTAAAACCCTTCATAGATGATGCATATGATGTGAGATTATTATAATTAACACAAAACTTGTTTGTTTGGGAATCATATATGTTGAAAAAGTTTTTTTGTTGATATATGAAACCTTTGGTTCTTTGCATTTCATTATTGTATGTTAAGTAATAGTCGTCAGCAGCAACATTACCATTAACATCAAGAGCAAATCCGGTTTTAGCAGCTAATTTATTTATAGAAACTCTTTCTTTATTTAATGATAATGTTGGAGGGGTATTCTTAATATTTGGTAAAAAGTAATTACTAGTAAGTTCAGACATATTTGTCGATGGGTAAAAATAAATATTGTTGTTTTTGCCTTCGACTTTATTTGTATTTAATATTAAACTATTGTCACCATAGTCAAGACGAGATAGTCTACCAATATTTGCATAATATTCTTTTTCTTCAATGGTATTTTTAAGAGTAATATCAAAATTATTACTAGTTGTTTCATCGTCTTTTATAATATTTAAAACACCATCAAAACCATCGGATTCTTTGAGACCGATTGCCATTTTCTTTGGAAAACTAATATTACAATTGGCATCAAGAGTTGCTATATTGCTGTGAACGTAAACAAAGAAAAAATTACTACCATCATCACTTCTACTATAAGTACCATAACCAGTAGAAGGGTCATCAATATCTATGGGTATAACTCTTTTATCACCAATGTATATATCATTATTAATTTTAAGTTTATTGATATTAACATTATTAACATTAGTAAAATCGACATCATCATCAAATCTGACATGTCCAGTAAAATTAGCAGCATCATTAACTATCAATGATTTAGTTTCTAATAAATTGTTGATATTTGCATTTGTATCAACAGATAATGCATTAGCATTTAAATTATTTTTGACATTAAGATCCTTATTAAAATTATAACTTTCTCCTAAGAAATCTCCTTCTTGTATTTGTGTTGCATTTAAGGTGCTAATACCTGAAGATCTTATGTAAATATCATCTAAATTTTTGTATGATTTTGTGTAATAATCGTACATAACAACATCATCGAAACATGATATGCCTTTAACTTGAAATTTAGTATTTTCGTTATTAACTTCTTCTGAACTAACTATTCCATTAAATAAATATTTTCTATCAAATATTAATTTATTAGTTTTATTTGTTCCGATTCCAACATTTTTATCGGCATCGATAGTAAGTGAAGGATAATCCTCTTTAGCAGAATATTGTGGAAGTGCATGTACTCCGTATAAACTATCTATCTCTTGTGAAGATTTACCAACGTGAAATTCTAATGGCATACCGGCTGTTGTTGAAATAATAGAAGGTGATAAATTCGATCCGCCAATTATACCAATAGATAATTTGCTTGGTTCATCGGTATTTGTAGTATCATTTCGAATCGCGATATGCATACTATCAAATCTGTTATTGGCAGTTGATACGATATTTAAAGGATGTGTATTATCATATGTATCAACTACACCACCTAAAGTGACAAAACTAGTAGTATAAACATTTTTAATTTCCGTATTATAATTATAAATATCTTCTATACTTGTATCAATACCGGCTTGAAAAGGTTGATTTGCCGATATATTATTAGCATTAATAATAAAATCTCTAATTAAACTACTAGTAAGCGGATCTCCATCTAGAACTATATTATTGAGTTCTAAACCAACGGCTTTGATAATCCCCGAACAATTAATATTTTTATCAACAAAGAATGATGTATCGGCATTTAAATAATTAGAAGCAACACTTCTCGACGTATTTACAGAAACTCCTTCTTTATTCACGATTAAGCTCCATTTTGTATTAACCTGTGAATCTTCATCGGAATAATATGTTTTTTCACCAACAACTAAATATTCGTCCCTGTTTAAATCGAGGCTTTCTACATTTATGGCATTACCATTTGCGTCTAATTCAAGACCGATTCCAACGGAATCGAGTTGTATTGTTGGTGCTATACCTTCGTTGCCAATATAACTCATTTATTATGTTATTCTATTTAAAAGAAATATACTATTAAATATTTATATATATAAATCTTATGTATAAAGAAAAAATGATATAAGTATTAATATAAAATTGATTTATAAAATGAAACGTATAGATAATATTCATAATAAAACTAAAGAGATTGAAATAGAAAACTTACCATATAACAATAAAAATGTATTGCTAAATGAAAGAGATTTAAGAGAAATATTTGATAACAATGGCTTGGAATCTTTAGTATTTAAAAATATTAATCTATATCGTGTTGCATTTGTGCATAAATCATATTGTACTATGAAAAATACAAATTTTGAAAAAAGTAATATAAATTGTCCAGATGATAGTCTGCCACTTCAAGATGTATCATATGAGCGATTAGAGTTTCTAGGAGATTCTTTGCTTGGTATGATAATAGCAAATTATTTATATAGCAGATTTCCTGATCAGAATGAAGGGTTTTTGTCAAAAATAAGAACAAAGTTAGTAAATGGGAAAATGTTGGGATTTCTATCAGATAAAATAGGGTTTCCTAAATTTGCAATAATATCTAAACAAGTTGAGGATGCGAATGGTAGGAATAATTATAAAATTATGGAAGATATTTTCGAAGCATTTATAGGGGCATTATATTTAGATTTTCAAACTGATATTGATGACGTAAAACTTCCATCGCATATTAAAATAGATCCAATAACAGGTTCAGGGTACTTTATAATTGAGGCATGGATTATTTATATAATTGAAAATTACATTGATTTTAGTGAACTAATAAGAGTTAAAAATAACTATAAAGATATGTTAGTATCGCATATGCAGCATTATTATCAAGATATGCCACAATTCAAGGAATTGAATGTGGTAACTAAAGATAATCAAAAAATATTTACTTATTGTGTAAAAGATAGAAATGGATCTATTATATCTACATCAAAGGGGAAAAATAAAAAAGAAGCTGAGAATAATGCTGCGATGGAAGCATTAAAATATTATAATGTCAATATTAGCGAATATAAATCAAATATATAAGAAAAATGTTGTTAGATAGAAAATAATGAGTAAATTAAATATAACCCATTTAGTTTTATCGGGTGGTGGAATGAAGGGTATTTCGTATGTTGGTGCGATGAGATATATATATATAAATAATTTACACAAAAGCATTAAGAATATTGCAGCAACTTCAATTGGATCATTTATAGGATTATTTTTAGCATTTCAATTATCTATAAAAGAAATGGAAGAATTGTGTTACGATGCTAGTAATATCGAAGAAATGTGCAATATGTCTTATAAAAAATGTATTAATATTATTTCCGATTTTGGATTAACGGATATAACATTACTCACTGACAATTTAAGAAGCTATATTAAGAAGAAATATTCTGATATTGAAGACGATGTTACATTTGCATATTTGGCAAAAAGGTTTGGAGTGAATATGTATATATCTACGACATGTATTTATAGTTGCAAAAATAAAATTTTTTCTGTTGATGAAACACCAAATGTATCTGTTTTTGACGCTTGTGCAGCATCAATGGCATTACCAATATTATTTAAACCCGTTGCAATAGACGATAGTTATTATTATGATGGGGGCATGACAAATAATTTTATATCTAAAATTTTCGATAATGTGTCCAAGGATAATTTAATAAATATGATTATATATACAAATTATCATAAAAGAAAGGAAATGGTAAATTCCAAACCCGAAAAAATGAGTTTAATGTTTATAATAAAACAACTAATAAATATTTATGAAAAAATGAGAACGAAATATGTGTTGGATGATTATATTGATGTAAATAATATAGATTATTATTGTATATTTGATAATTTATTTGATATTAATATGATTAACTTTAGTGTTGAAAAATGGGGGTTAAAAATGGTATTACCAGATGATATTATTGATAAATTAATTTTTGCAGGATATGATACTATGTCAAAATATATTAATAATAGAATTGAAAAATTAGAAAATAGTACTAACAAAATGATAGAAAAATTAAATATGTAATGTGTCATTGATTATAAATGGATCTTGGTTAATAATTTTTGCGTTTGGTTTAACATTTGTAAACATATTACTAGGACTTTTCATAAGATATAATAATATATTTTCTGCTACGAAATCACTTATTTTTTTATATTCTTGTAGTAAATTTTTAATTTTAAATAATTTTTTAAATTGGAAATCTACATAATCCGAGAATTTTTTCTCAGGCAAATCACTAAAATATCCCCATGATTTATAATAATTTTTACTAGTAAATGCCAAATGAATTCTCATGTAATCTTCGATATGTTTTTGCACAAGCTTATTGTGTTGATTATTGTATTTGGCGAATCCGAAGTCAAATATCATAATATTGTATTTACACGATTTTAAATAATAATTTTTACCATATATTACATAATGATAATAGCCGACGTCATCATTTTTATGATACAAAAAATTACCATAATGACAATCACCATGTGAATAACCGAGTGCATGAAATGTCATTATTGAGAGCATAACTTGTATATATAAATTATTGATTAGATAATTATCACCTACTACGGATTTCATTTTAACTAATTGTTTTAAGTCGCCATGCGCCAATTCATTTAATATTATATAATAATTAGTATTATTTATGATATATGGTACTTCATTTGTAAATTTTGTACATAATAATGTTTTGTATGTTATAATAAAATGCTTAGACAATTTCTTATATATTATATTTTCTGTTATATGTTCATTTAAATATTTTTCTAAGGAGTTACTATTATTAATTTTCATGAGCTTAGATGCGATTGGAAATCTGCCAACTACACCTTTTATCGACGTTATATATATAGATCCGTAATTACTAGGAGAACCAATTTGTTTTTCCAAATTTATTATATCATTAATGGTATATCCGTCGTAAAATTTATTGCCGTATTTTTGATGAAATCTCTTTTTCTTTAAACAGCTTTCTTTTTCAACTATACTTATTTTCTTAAGAATATACTTATAATACCTAATTCTATTTATCAAATTGTATTTATTTTTAATATAATCCTTTATAAAATATTTAACATAAATAGTTTTTCCTTCACTATTGGATAATGTGCTTCTATCAGATAATTTGGCGATAGATATCTTGTTAGATATTTTGGAAGCCGATAATGAATTCTTAATGTATGCATTACCTTCTTGAAAATAAAATTTTTTATGATAATTACTATCAATATATGAATATTTATTCATACTACTTATACTAATTAATAAATATATATTTATAAAATAGATTAATATGGAACCATATGTATTTGTACTTGATTTAGATGGAACCATAATAGGAGATTGTACATATCAATGTGATATTTATAATATACAGGATATAATAACAAAAAATAAACGAAACAATAATTTAGTTAAAAGTAAATTGGCGTTAGAAAAACATTTACTGGATAGTTATTGTAAAAATTCTTTATTGATTAGACCACATTTTACTACATTTATGTCGACGATGAAAAAAATGTATCCGAATGTTCACATATTTGTATATACTGCTTCGGATAAAATGTGGGCCAATAAGGAAATTAATATAATAGAAAGGCAAAATAATATTAAGTTTAACAGACCAATATTTACACGCGATGATAGTATAATAGATAAATTTGGAAATGTCAGAAAATCCATTAACAAAATAATGCCTAAGATATTGCGATCAATAAAAGCTAAGAAGGGTTACAAGATTGATAATAAATTATTGGTGATTGATAATAACCCTACATTTGTCGATTATCATGATAACTTTTTGCTATGTCCTACATATAATTATGTTAAATTCACAAACATTTGGGATGGAATCAAAGAGGATTATATCAAATGCCAGGATTTAAAACGTTTTTTAGACAAATTAATATCTGAGAGCAAAATACATAACGTAAGAAATACTATAACACCAGAAAAACAAGAGAAAGTATATAAATGGTTATATAAAAAATATAAAAAAATAAATAAATATAATTGCGCTTATGTTAAGGATACATTTTGGCGCGATTTAACATTACTAATTAAACATAACAATGTTAGAGATTATAATAAAAAGGTAATATTATCAATGCAAAAGAGTATTAAGAGTTAGTTGATATTATTTTTATTATGATATATATAAGTTTTGATATAGGTGTTATAAATTTGGCTTTATGTATTTTAAAGAAAACCGATAAAATTGAGATAATAGAATGGCGTATTATTGCGCTTGCAAATACTAAGAAGGAACTAAAAGGAATTGATGATATATCGTCACGCGTATATCACGAAATGGATTATATTATTGGGTTTTTAAAAGAAAAAAATATTAATTATATTGATTATGTTTTAATAGAAAATCAGCCTTCTAATTTAAATGGTGTGATGAAAACGATACAGCATATAATATATAATTATTTTAATTTAATCAAACATTGGGAAAATGAAATTGGAAATGTCGTATTAGTAAATGCGTCACTAAAAACAAAAACACATAGCTATATTCCTAAAATAGAGCATAAAGTTATTGATGATAAGAATGCGAAGAATTTTAAACGCAGTAAATATAATCTTAATAAAAAGATGAGTATTGAAATATGCGAAAACTATATCAAGGATAGTGAAACATTAAGTGAAATTTTTAATAATAATAAAAAGAAAGATGATTTAAGTGATGCGTGTTTACAGGCAGTAGCTTATATAAGAAATAATCTCAAAAACGAGTCATTAGATAATTATGATATATTATATTAAATGACGAATATACTTATAGTATCGATGTATAGCGAAGGATGGAATTATAAATATCAACATAAATTGTATAAAAATACTATTGGCAAATATGCTAAATTAATTATTAAAAGATACTATGATATAAAAGGTATTAAAAATGCTTTAAAAAGAGGAAAGATTGACGGCATAATAGTAACAGGATCAGATTTTTTCATTTTAGATAAAAAGTCGCCAAAAATTCCTGGAATTATATTTAAATATAATATACCTATTTTGGCAATATGTTACGGATTGCAATATCTAGCTATTAAAGATGGAAAAAAATCTAATATAAATAGTTTTAAGACTGGTAGTAAAATTTACTTTAAGAAAATTACCATTAAAGATCCATTTAAAGTCAAAAAACTTGAATATAAATACTTTCACCAGGACTATTTAGTTGGAATAAGTAAGAAATATAAAATTATTAAAATGATGGGGAAAAAGATAATAATAGCTAATCATAAAAATAAAAATATACTAGGGATACAATTTCATCCGGAATATAATACTAAGACTGGTGATGAATTTTTCAAGAAATGGCTACAACATATTAAACGCGTATTATAATATATATTAAAATTATTGTAAATATATAAACATTTGAAACTCAATTAATATATTAATATGTCATTAATATCGAATTTAAATAGTAAAAGTGATGATTTAATAGAATTGAATAGAGAAAGCTTTAAAAAAGATACCAATTTTAATTTTAATATACCAAATAAGGGCGGTGGTAATTCATCGGATATATTTGATAATAGTTTGTTTAACAAGAAAAAAATAAGCGACGATGTAATATCGATGTCGTCGAGATCATCTAGAGCGAGTTCTGTGGCTTCAAATAGTAAATATGATAAGGCAAAATATATGAAAAATATGAAGGAAATTTATAAACAAAAAAGAATTAACCGAGATAATGATATGGATAGTAGCGTTAGTGGGAGCGAAGCTAGTGATGAAACGGGGAGCACAGCTAGTTCTGCAAGTGGTAGTGCTGCAAGTGGGAGTTCTGAATCTACCAGTTCTAGAAGCGGTGATTCTACATCTGGGAGCGAAAAAAGTAATGTGGTAAGGAAAAAGTTAAGTCCGAAAGATATAGTTAGAAACGAATTAAATGAGAAAAGAGAAATTATATATCAATTGGAACGATTAGAATCGAAAGGATTTAAAATGCCATTTAAATTTAATATGAATTCTGATCTCGAAGAAATGCGATCAGAATATAATAGAATTGTGCGTGAAAAAGAGCTAGATGGTAGTGTACGATTTCAGCAAAAAATGTTAATGGCATTTGTTTCAGGGTCAGAATATATGAATACGAGATATGATCCTTTTTCTATTAAGTTAGATGGGTGGTCGGAACAAGTCAATGAAAATATCAACGATTATGATGATATATTTGAAGAATTGCATTATAAATACAAATCCACTGGTAAAAAAATGGCACCTGAAATGAGATTATTTATATCATTGTCGGGTAGTGCATTTATGTTTCATTTAACAAGTAGAATGTTTAAAGAACAGCCGATGCCGGATGTTGAGAATGTATTGAAATCTGATCCTGAACTTATGAAACAATTTCAAAATGCTGCAGCCAAACAATATATGATGGGTGGTGGACAACCGCCACCTCAAGCGATGCCCAAACAAAGTAGTATGGGTATGGGGGGTGATAGTATGGGATTATTTGGCATGGTAAGTAATTTGTTTGGATCATTAAATAGCGATCCCGGATATTCATCAGTGCCGAAATATGAAAGTGTAAATAATTTAAATAGTAAACCGGCGAATGATATTGATAATATAATTAAGAATGTTCACAATAAGATTTCAGTAGAAGATGATATTGATAATCGCATAGAAACATTGTCAGTAAGCGATGAAGAGATTACTTCTATAATAGAAGATACTGCTGATATTCAAATATTAAAAAAGTCAACACAAAACAAAGGGGGTAATAATAGAACGTTGAATATATAATTATAAAAAAAAAATTAATAATTTACTTTCGTTTTCTGACACTAGTTATTTTTTTAGCACTTTTCTTAACGAAGTTTCCGACATCTTTAACAGATTTGGCGATTCTATCTGGGGTACTTTTGAAGGTACGCATAGGATTGCGGATGGTTCTTTCTACTTCATCTTCAAACATTTCAATTCTGGATAATAAATTGGTTAAGGTGCTGATTAATATTGGGATGATGATTACTGTGAATAGTAAAGTTAAGAATAAGAATAAGGAGATCATGGTGCCTATGGCGATTATGTCTCTAGTCATGTCTTCGGAGCATTTGCATTTTTCGTTAGTTAAGTATCTAACATAGTCGAAGGCATAGTATATGTATACGACAAATAATAAGAAGAATACAAAAGTAGCAATAGCTAATAATTGTATTACAACACTGCCTAAACTTCTGGCGATGCTTTTAACCGATATAAAAGCGGTTATAAAGAAGTATAATAAAGCTATTATAGTGAAATTCTTTATAAAATCTTTGTTAGGGTGTTCGGCACATTCACAACCAACGTTTTCAAGTTTATTTAAATATGTATATATTATTACTAATAATATAACAAATATCATTTGTATAATTAAGCTGCTGTAAAAAGACAGATTATTATCGGATTCTCTCATAATTTAATGTTTCTTGCTCTATATAATAATATAGAAATTATTTATTTTCAATATCCAAAATATTATATATCAAAAATTTAGTGGAATTATTTATATTTTTTAAATCAATATTTTTTATTTTATTTATAATATTAATATTTTTTTTTGTAGATATTATTTGCATTAATTGTTCTAAGAATATATCTATAATATGTTTGTATGCACTGCTATTATCAATAATATTTAATACGAAATCCAATATTTGTTCTGCCAATATATCAATATCTTCTAGCTTAAATTTAATCCATAATTTATTTAAGTTGCTAGTATTTTTCTTCCATTTTATATAATCACAATAAACATCATATTTATCATCAATTAGCAATATATCATTATCATATATAAAATCCGGTGGATTCCATTCTTTATTTGCTATATAATCATTCCATTTAGAATCGATATAAGAACATAAGGTTTCATAGTTTAAGAAATTAAATACATCAATATTAATATCCTTGTAATTATTTTTATTATATTCCCACAATATATCGAATATCAGATTTTTGTCATTATTTGTATTTATAATTTCTTTAATAGCACTATATATAGTATACTTGTTTTTATCAGTTAATTTATTAAGTAATCCTATAAGTTTACGTTTAAATTTAGAGTTATCATTAAAATCAGGTATAATTATATGAAATTTATTTTTAACGGAAAATTGTTTATCTTTTTTAACATAATTCTTCTTCATCCATATCATTTTAGGATCATAATATGACTTAAAACAATCATAGTTATTTTTTAATTCTTCAGATTTTTTTATAATATTATCGGGGATTTCCTGTATTTCATGGTATTTCTCCTCAAATAATGAAAAGTCTATTTTAATAATACTATCATCCATTATATTATATACTATATAAATAATCTTATATAATATATTACATAAGGCGATAATAAGATAATATTATATATATATAAAAATGACTATCAATATCAAAGACATAGATATATATAACAATTTCATCGATAAAATTGAAAATATTAATAGAACATATTTGATTTATAGAATGATAATTGTTTATAAGAATAATGCCAAATTATATAAATTTAATTTAGAAAATTATGATAATAGTGTATATATAGTAAAAGACTTGGATATTGATTTTGATAAACTAGATTATAGAATTCTGATGGTTCATGAAAATGACATACAGAAAATAGCTGATAAAGGTTATTATTATAATCTAATCACATTTACACCATGTTGTACACAATATAATATTAATAAAAATGTGAATTCGAAAATTATTATCTATGAATAAGTTAGAAAATGGCGGTTAGAAAAAATAATATAGTTCATTATGCTATATTGACGACATTTATATTAATTATATTTGTAATTATAATGAATGGTAGATATATATGCGAATCTTTTAGTTCGGAAAAGAAAAAATATTCTTTAGAATATTATTATATGGACGGCTGTGGTCACTGCGAAGATTTTAATAAATCTGGTGTATGGGACCAATTAATGGGTAAGACGTGGGATAATGTATCTATTATTAAATATAATATGAAGGATAAAATGGATAGGGTTAAAAAATTTAACATTACTGGCTTTCCAAGTATAATATTAGTGGATGTATCTGATGGTAAAGATAAATTAGTATCCGAATTTAAAGAAGAACGAACACGTTCAAAAATAGAAAGCTTTATTAATAATATATAAGATAAAAGTAAGGTTATTGATATAAAATATTAAAATGGGAGGCGGATTAATGCAGTTAGTATTAAATGGTCAAATGGATAATTATATAACAGTCGATCCGTGTATAAACTACTACAAATACGTTTATAAAAAACATACTAATTTTTCTATGGAAACAACTGAATATAGACCGATCAATAATGCATCGGCAGGGTTTTTCAGTAAAGATAGTGTAAAAATGACTTACAAAATAGAGAGAAAAGCAGATTTAATTTCAAATATGTATTTATCATTCAATATTCCAGAAATATATTCAAATAACGAACAAAGATTTAGATGGGTGGAAAATATAGGATACAATTATGTAAATCGCGTTGAGCTGTTGATAGATGGTAAAACTATTGAAACATTATATAGCGATTGGATGAATATATGGAATGAGTTAACAAATAAAGATGGAATAGATGAAAATAAATTAATAGGAAATGTAAATGAACTTATAGCACCTTATAGTTTCCAAGCCAAGTATACTTTAATAAATAATAAATTATATAATATTAATTATCCCGTGAGTTCACTTGAAAATAATGTACCTAGTATTAAAAGTAGAAAAATACAAATACCATTAAATTTTTGGTTTACAAGGAATCCCTCTCTAGCATTACCATTATTAAAATTGGCGAATAACGAAATAACTATAGATGTTTATACTAATAATAATGGCGCAGAGGGATTATATAAAGTATGGTGTAATATATTAAACACATATGTAAGTAGCAAATTTTATAATGAATTACATAATGATAAAATTTCAATAAGGCATTTTTTGAAATCAATCGATCATGATGTTGAAAACTCGCTACATATAACCTATGTATTTTTAGATAGTATAGAACGTAGTAAATTGTTACTAAATACAAATAATTTAGATTATGTAATTGATACTATTAAATTGACAGAAACAAATATAGATGTTATTAGTGAAAGTAATAAATTATTTGATCTCAATTGCAATAACCATGTAAAAGAAATTATATGGTTTATTCGAAGAGATGATATGATTACCAAATATAACAATTATACAAATTATACTGCATCGCCTGTATATGCGGAAAATATGGGTATATTAAAAAGTGCCAGTATTCATTGGGCAAAAGAAACGAAGCGTGCTGATAATTATTCCGCTGAATATTATAACAATATACAACCATATTATCATCACACAAATATACCGCGAACGGGTATTTATTTATATTCGTTTGCATTATTTCCGGAAAAAATAAATACATCGGGTTCATATAATAGTGCCAAAATTAAAACGTCATTATCGCTTGCGACAAATGATTATAGTAATAATCAGACATTTTTTCAAATGCAAAATTTAGCAATTGCAAGCAAGAATGGCATTTATGATTATAATGTTAAATATGATGTCAAAGTTTTCGTTAAAGAAATAAATGTATTAACGATATTAAATGGTGGTGCGCAACTAAAATTTGTTTAATTTTTTAATATTCATTTTAAGTAAAGTAATATGGATTTGTTTGTATTAGTAATAATATTATCTGCTGGATTTATTATCAAATATTTGATAGACATTATATCATCTTTAAATGATGAAATTAAGGAAATAAAACATAAATGTGTATTTACAAGAGAAAATATGAGTTTTAAAAAATCAACACAAAAACCTGTTGCAAAAATTCAGATGGATTTAATAAATAATATGAAGTATCTCAAAAACTATTTTGATAAATAGCTAAATATATATAAATAATATGGCATTAATTAATATTAATAAATGCCTAGAAAAGCAAAAAATAGTGACGATAAAATCAATGAGCAAAAAAAAAAGAAAACGCTTATGAACACGATAGTAAAGGATATCAAGGTTATTGACAATGAAGATATTATATTACAATTACCAATATCAGAATCTGTGATAGAAAATAGTGAAACGGATAATGCAGATAGTTTACCTAAACCATATGAACCCGATTGTTTTTATATAGATTCCAATGATAATATTAACAACATAGTTGATAATGCGAATATAGATGATTATTTGTTGAATAATGAATATAATAACAACAATTTAAATAGCACTAATAATTGTTATTGGTGTTGTCACCCAATCGAGAAGAGATCTTATGGCATGCCTTATAAATATAATATCAAAACTAATTCATATGTATTATATGGTAATTTTTGCTCACTTGAATGCGCGAATGCATATAATTTCTCTTCACATAATGGAAGTGATAAAGTATGGGAAATTAATAGTTATATTCAAATGTTAAGTAAACATTATGGTTGTGTTAAACCTATAAGACCAGCCCCATCTCGGTATTTGTTAGAAATGTTTAATGGACCATTAACTATTGACGAATTCAGAAAATCGCACGTAACATGTGACAAGACACATATATTAAATCTACCACCAATGATTTCTACAAATTATAATTATGAAATAGTTAATACATCATATATAAAGAATATTACAGATAATATTAATAATTGTAATTTTACTATCAAAAATAAAAAATGATATAAGCATTATAGTCCTTATATCATATGCACATCATGACAGAAATTTACTTTTCACCATATAGAACTTCGACTATTACTTGTAATGCAAATATTGGAACAGGAATTAATATTGACTTAAATATTCTTTTCAATAACATAAAAATAAAAGATGAATGTTTTGATGACAAAGAAGGGATAGTATGGATACAATATGTGATTGATGGGGAGGATATTTTTCGAGGAACTTTTCCTAAAAAGAAGAGAAAGAGTAAAAAGGATAAAATCAAGAAAAACAGATTTGATAATCAAGTAACTATATTTCATATGTTCAATAATAACTATAAGCCTAATGTTAAAATATTTAAAAATGGTAATATTCAATTAACAGGTATTAAGAATATTAAGGATACTGAAAAAATAGTTAATAATATTATTGAAAACATTAAAAATATATATCATAATATATCTAATGATATTTTATCGAAAGACTATGATATTAATATGTTAAAATATCAAAACTTCAAAATAAGAATGATCAATACTGATTTCAAAGTATATAGTGATAAAGAGTTGACAACTGGGTTTTCTCTTAAACGTAAGGAACTACATAAAATACTAATTAGTGAAAAATATAATAATAAATGTTCATTTCAACCCGGTATTTATCAAGGTGCCAAATTGGAATACTTTTGGAATAAGCATAGTAAAAATAAAAATGGTGTTTGTGAATGTCCTGAAAAATGTTATGGTAAGGGTGATGGAAATAGTATTAGCAGTTGTAAAAAAGTAACAGGTGCATTATTTGAAAGTGGTAGTGTATTGATTACTGGTGGTATTACATATGAACAGGTTGATGAGACTTACAATTATATTTGTAATTTTCTAAAAGAACATAAGGATTCAATTAAAAAACCTCAACCTAGATTTTTAGCTACATGACAACTGAAGTTATAATTATCAGGGGTCATATCATATTTTTTATATAATTCGGACATTACTAAATTATTACCAGGTCTATTATAAGAAGGTATATGGTGTTTGGCATAAAATTGTTGACTATATAAAACGGCGTCAGGTTCAACTGACGGCATTGCATAGTTATTTCCCCATGGTTTTTTATCAAACATTACTTCTCCAGTATATAAACCGGCATTTTTTGGAGGATCAGGAACTGGTACTCCAGGACCATAATCTAAAATACTATAATCTAATTCTTTTTTCATTATAATCTCTATTATATTATTAATATATAAAACTAATCTTAAATATTTAATATATATTAGAAATGGATTATGAATTATTAATATGTTTTCTGCTGGATCATCAAATGATGTAAATAACAAACATCTATGGGTTAAAGGAGCATCATTATATATCAATCAAATGAATAATTTGGTGAATAAGGTTGATAGTGGTTATTTATTAAATGCTGTAAATATATCTAAATATGCCAATAATAATTCAAATAAATTAGGAGAAATTTTTAAACATAATCGCTCAGACAAAAGTACATCACATGATTATCATCATCTATACTCTTTTATATTAAATAAATTTAGTGATACAAAATTAAATATATTAGAAGTCGGTTTAGGTACAAATAATCCGACACTAGTATCTTCAATGGGATCTAATGGAAGACCCGGCGCATCTCTATATTCATTTAGAGAATATTTACCAAATGCAAATATATATGGAGCTGACATTGATAAAGATATTTTATTTAATGAAGATAGAATAAACACTTGTTTTGTTGATCAATTGGATTTAAAGAGTTTTGAAAATATAAATAATACATTTGGTAAAAGAGAATATGATTTAATTATTGATGATGGATTGCATTCGATTGGTGCTAATTTTAATACATTATTATTTGCTCTTGAGAATGTTAGACTAAATGGTTGGATAGTTATAGAGGATATAATTATACCAAATAATTGGTTTGCCATACATTTTATTTTAAGTAAAAGCGAAAAATATAAGTGCGAATTAATAAAAGCAAGAGGCGGGTATTTATATGCTATTAATAGAATTTTATAAAATGAGTACATAATTTTATTTTTATTTGATTTTTATAAACTTTTAAAAACTTAAGAGATTTAGAGAATTATGTACTCGTTTTTAAAATACTTTATATAAAGATTAATATTCCCTATTATATAGATATGGGTAGAAAAGATAAAAAGCAAAAAACACAAGACGATCATGGTTTTATCAAGGACGGAATGGAAACAGATGAAATAAGAAATATAGTACAAGATATAATGCTTTATATTGAGGAAAATAGAAATAAAATGGAATATAAAATGGTGTTAGAAAGTATGAAAGAAAATGTTAAAAAAATTAATTTTTTCGAAACGAGATATCCTATGTTGTATGAAATGGTTACAAATGAAGGAGGATTTAATTATCAGAATTTGGAATATTTTTTAAAAATGCGTGAAAATATAGTACAAAATAAAATATCTTCGGAAGAGGCATCTAAAGTTGTAGGACAAGTATGGTTTGATAAATTTTATAAAGGAGACAATGGTGAAAATAAAAATTGATATAAGATTATTTTATTAATAAGTAATTATGAATTCAAACACCCAAGAAGCTAGTTTCCCAAAACACGTCAACGAATTAATTTCGGAGACTTATGATATTTATAATAGTATTCATGATGATAATAAGACATATGCCAATTGTTTAATTATGGTATTAAAAAAATATCATCTATGGCCTAATATTAAGGTTAAGAAATTTAAAAATCGTTCTGACATAGTATTGCTTCATAATAATTATAAAATGGGTGAAATCTACGAGTATCGCGATCTCTATGAACAATGTAGAAGTATAGTATTGGATTTTACACTTTCGATTAATAATAATGTAGTAGTTACATATGCTAATTCTATTCCTATTAGAATGAATATTAATGACTATAATGTTATTATTGATACAAATGATCGATATTACGAAGCTTATGATGGTACTATTATTACTATTTATTGTCACGATAGTGTATGGCATTTTGGAACATCTAGTTGCCCGGATGCAAATAGTTCAAAGTTCTCTCATCCTACTAAAACACATGGTTATATGTTTGATGAAACATTGTATAAATATTATGAAAAGACTCTAACAGATGAAGAGAAGTCCTATTCTCCAGAAAATCTTTCTAAAATTATGAGAGAGCGATTTGTAAGTAATCTAGATAGTAATATGGCTTATGAATTTGTACTTGTTCATCATGAAAATATTCATATTATTGACTATACGAATATTCTAGGATCAAATTATATGGAATTGCTTCATATCAATACAAAGAATAGAAAGTCTCTAGTCGAATATAATATTACAAATACTAAAAATAATGACTTGGCTAATTTGGGAGTAATTTATCCTAAGGAATTCGGTAATATTCAGGAAGCATATCAATATATTAATAGCAATCTATTTAGCTATGGAATTATAGTAAAAAAAATAGTGGATAATGTATGTAAGTTGTATAAGATTTCTACAGATGCAATTATGTATCGCGAGGAGACTGATCCGTGCCACCCGAACACATGGATGAATATTCTCGCTATTTATATGAAAAATAAAAGTACATATACTATCAAGGATTATATTAGTAACTATGTTCCAAATCTAGAATTACCAAATGATAATAATGGTAAAACTATTGATCCAACATATTTGGTACATACTATTATTTCAACTATTAAAGATAGTTTGTATAGCTATTATGTTTCAACTACAACATATTATCCAAGATACGGAAGATATAAAATGAATAAAGATTTGGATAAACAATTTCCCCCTATTATTCAGTATCATTTGGCTCAACTAAGAAATTTGCAAGTAACTACTTATAGAATAAAGATGATTACTTCTGCAAATATTTATTATTATTTGTGTCAATGCAATGATGTTAAAAATATTAAAACACTAATACAATTCTTTGCATCTACACCAATTAATGAAATGCATCCTAGAACATCAATGTGTTTTGCTATTATGAATAGTTTAATTTCTTAAAATAGTATAGATAATGACAAGTTATTTTTCAACACAAGGGTGGATATACATATTTATAAGTGTTATATTTACTTTAATTGCATTAACATTAAATGTATATTACGCGGGACCAGGCTTTTATATAATAGGTTATATTTTTTACTTTTTAATAATATTATTGTCGGCATATAATATATCATGTCTGACGAAAGGTGAATGTGAAGTATGGAGTTGGATAGTAACATTCTTATCAATATTACCAATGATAATAATTATAATATTCATAGTATTTACTATGTCGATAGTAGGATCAATTAAGAACGCAACTAGTGTTTCTACTGTAGTCGAAGAGTATTATTAAATTCTTTTTTTATAATAGATAAATTATGTATATAAAAGATTTTTATGATAATATTAAAGAAAATCAAAAAAGTATAATATCGATGTATAAAGGTGGTAATATATATAATAATCAATTAAATACATATAGTAATAAAGAAAAAAATAGTGTAGCAAATACTAAGCTATTAAAATTGCTGGATTATAGTATAAATAATTTTAACACTAATATAATGTATGGTGGAGGTGATAAAAAAATCAAGGATTTAAAAAAACTGGTTAAGAAACAATGTAGTAATGTTAAAAAATTATATACAAATATAAAAAAACAAGAGACATATATTAATAAGAAAAAATTAAAAAGTTTAAACTTATATCAAAGTCGATTCAAAGAAATAGTTAAAGAAGGTTTGTTAATTAATAAGGAATTAAATAAATTAAAAGCTACTGCATTTATTAAAAAAGCGACGAAAAATAAATCAATTAATCGCGATAATAAAGCATCAGTATTGATTGATAATTTACTCAAGAATTTTTAATTAATTATTTTTATAAAAAATTGATATATAAGATATAGATTTTATTGATATATTATTATAGAATGTTCGAAAAATATATATTTGATATCAAAGACCCAACAAATAATCATAGTTTCGAAATTAATGATATTGATCTTTCGATAGTTAATGGAATCCGTCGCACCATTTTAACAGACATTCCAATTCCCGGAGTTATTGGTGAAAAATTGGATAAAGAAGATAATTCTGTTAATATTATTGAAAATACGGGTGCTTTACATAACGAATTTATTACACATCGTATCGGTCTAATACCTATTTGTTTAACAGAAGAAGAAATAGAATTATATGAAGACAATTCTCTGAAATTAGAATTAAATATGAAAAACGAAGGAAATAAAACTATTAATGTTAAAAGTTCTGATTTTAAGGCTTACATGAATGATGATGAATTGCCGGAAAAAAAATTAAAAGAATTATTTTCACCTAATAAAGTTTCGAATGATACGATAGTAATTACAAGATTGCGTCCTGGAGAACATTTACATTTAAAAGCGAATGTTGTCAAGAGAACTGCAAGAGATAATGCGTCATTCAATCCCGTATCGTTATCAAATTTCGAGTATATGCAAGATCCAACTGAAGCATCTAAAGCAGATAATATTTTAGATAAAGAAAGAGCATATTATAAAAACAAATATGGCGATCCAATAAGATTTAAATTTAATATAGAATATATAAATATTAATGTAGGACCTAAATATTTGATAGCCAAATCTCTAGATATTATGATAAACAAACTTAATAATATTAGACAAGAATTGGTAAATTTAGAGACTTCTAAAGTAATTAAATTGCAACAATTTCAAGATATTGAAGGTTGTTATGAATTTATTATTGAAAACGAAGATGATACTATTGGGAATATTATTCAATCGCTAATACATGATAAATATATTAGAGAAAAAAAGAAGTATAATGAATATAATTGTATGTACATTGGATATATTTGCCCACATCCATTGAAAAAAGTTATGATAGTAAGAATAACTTTAGAAGATGTCACAGACGAAAAAGTTATAACATCATTTCTAGAATCTAATTGCAAAGATATCATTGATACTTTATCAAATATCAAAACAAATTGGAATAAATTTTCAATTGAAAATAACGTTCAGTAAAATAAACTGAAATATTTTATATATAATAGTATTAAAAGAGAATACTATCTTAAATGTCAATAGAAATAGACAATAATATATTTAATATTGAAGATGAAGAACTTGATGAAATTGAATATCTAGAAATATTAAGTTTAAATGAAATTATTAAGGATAATCCCAATTTTATTGCACTATCAAGGGAAGATATACGTGATAATTTACATGAATTATTTGCAAACAAAAAGAAAGCCGAAAACGTAACACAACTTTTTTATGATATACTAGAAAACAATAATGAACGTCAAGGGAAATTAAGTAACTATAATAATTACATATTTGATGTGGATGCAACCAAAGTTGAAAATATTTTAGATTACGATGAAATACGAGATGACGTAGAATATTTTCGTAAACTAACTAAATTAACAAGTGCAAAACACGAAGAAGCGAAAAATAAATATTTTTTTTCAATTAAATATGATTCCAAATCTAAGTATTTCAAATATAAACCATCTAATAATATTAATGCGTCTTTAGTTACCGATGATAAAGAATTCCCAATATATTATCCTGTTTTCCCATTAGATGATGTTAATATACCAATTATTGCATCTTATTATAAAATACCCACTGCTATAGTGAATGATTATATATATAATAAAATAACATCACATTTGATAAATGCTACAAATATTAATTATGTAGAATCAACAAATATCAAAAATATAAATAGTTTAATAAAAAAAGTAAAACCGGAAATTGATGATATTATAGAATATTTAAGAGATAGTTTTTCTTTGGATTATGCTAATATTAATAATATATTCAATAGATTCGGACATTCATTGGATTTTATAAATGTTGAAGAATTTGATAAATTATGTGATTATATGAAATCAGTAACAGATTATGAAATAGAACGAAAAAATGTAAATAGGGCATTTAGAATAAAAAAAGCAGATTTAATTAATAAGAAATTAACATTTTTTGAAAAGTTAGCATCTTCAATTAAATTAATTAAATTAAATGAAAAAACAATAGAATTTTTGAGTAATTTAAGGGATTCTCTTGAAGAGTTTCGTGTAAATAATATTATAACTGATGATTTAATTGAAATTAAAACATTGAATATATATGATATTATCAATTCTATAAATTATAATGATGTTAATCCTAATGAACTATTAAAAAATATTAGAGCATCTCTTAAAAATATTAATATAAATGAAGCATTAAAATCTATTGAAAATATTATTAATACTCATGAGAATCTCGAAACTATTATTGATGAAAATGAATATATGAAAGTATTGTTTGAATATAACACTGATCATATTTTTGATTACGACAATGACGGAAAATTATATTTAATATCATACCGGGAATCTAAAGAAATCAAGGAAGGGGAAGACAGAGAAAATTATGAAGGTGGTGCCGATGATGATAGAATTGATAATTACATGGATATTGAAGATAATGATAATATTGCAAATGAATTAGATGAAAATATTTTCGTAAATAAGCCCAGAGATTACGATAAATATCTAAAAAATATTCGTTACGTTAGCGAAGTAGGATTTATAGAAAATTTAACTATAGTATTATCAATTATAAGCGCCGTTGGTAATTTATCTTTTATTGATATTGATTACGAATTATTATGTACGGAGATGTTTAAATATTATAGAAGCTTACCATCTAAATATTATAGTTACAAAAAAGCTTTTCAAGATGCTGAAATCGAAATCGATCATAATTCTATATTAGAATTCACTAAAATTAAGCCAAAAATGATATTAGAAGGTGTCGTAAAAGACAAGGATGAAAATGTTAATAGCATATTATATGAAGTAAATTATAATTATGTTAAAAATATTAATATGATGATAATACATGGTTTTGCTTACTGGATAGTAAATACACAGGAAAGAATTTTGGATAATTCCATATTAATTGATGAAAACTATTTAAATAATACTTATATAGAAAAATGGTATTTATATGGTTCGCCATTGACAAATTTAGATAAAAATGCTAAGAATGGTATATTGCCATATTTATGTGAAATATTTGTGGACTATTTAAAAGAGAGTAATGAGTACAATATTGAAATAGATAATGCAAATACATATATTAAAAGCATAATTACAGATTATTATAGCGATTTACTAACAGAACTCAGAACTAAATATAATATCAATAATGAAAAAAAGAAAGAGGAACGTGGATTAAAGGAAAAGGGAAATCTATTAAAAAGTTACAAGGAAGGTAATAAGGACAGATTAGAGAAGGACTTCTTAAATGCTCTAATATACATGCCTGGAGTAAATTATAAAAAAATTCATAAATTTTTAATAGGATGTTGTTTAAAAAAAATAGACGAGTCGTTTGACACTGATGCGGATTTAGTTAAAGCTGGTAGAAAGGATTTAATTGCAGTTAAAAAATTTTATGGAAAAAATAGAGTTACAAATAGACCTAGATATTTACGTTTTATTCCAGAAATTAAAGATAAAAAAGAAGAAATACCAAATAAAATTAAATTAATTAAAACAAAAGATTATATATATGCTATAAAGAACGATAAAAGTATAATATCGGAATGGTTAGATAAAATATATGATACAAATCCACTATTACCTAATAATATTTTAGATGAAATTAAAACAAATCCTAAAAATCTTAATAAATTGATAGAAGATAATATTACTATATTACTAAAATCATCGCGAAATATCAACAAAACATTCTATAAAACATTTATGGAAAATAAAATTAATTATAGAAGTATATTATTGCAAATAAATGTGATAATGCATTCTTATAAACTAGAATTTGAAGATGAGAATATAAATATATTAGTTGATAATGCAATAGCGAGCGTAAAAGATATATTGAGAGACATTTATAAATTAAACAAGATAGTAAATGATGATGTGGTATTAGATGTAGAAAAAATAAAATTGTATATAGTGAGCAGAGCATTGTGTTTACCATTTACACCTGAAAGTGCAGAAAGAGGTATATTGAGATCTGATATGGAAATTCCAAAACAATTTGTTGAAGTAAATGCAAAGAAAATATACAAAAAAATATTTGACACTATTTATTACGGAACCTTTCCGACTATGGAAGAAAATATTGATTTTTTAAATAAGAAAAGAGAAGAAAATAAGCAAAAGAAATTAAGCATATTAAACGATAAAACTGTAGATGAAAACCAGTTGATAAGTAATTTAAAGAAAGCTGGAATAAAAAACGATTTAATGAATCAAGAAGACCAAGATAATGAAAATAATGAAGATAATGTAAATAATATAAATAACTTATATGAAAATGAAGATAAACTTGAGGATAAATTATCAGCAATAGATGAAGAAACTGATGATGAAGAAATGACTTATAATGATATGGGATTTTTATATAGCTAAGATTTATTTACCGGATTCGAGATCTTTAATATTGGATAATACTTCACCTGCTCTTATAATGTTATTGGTCGATGGTATATTTTCGATATTGCCAAGTGCAATATCGTTAGATAATTTGGCAATATTTGGTCTTTTAGCAATATTATTGCCTATTATACCATTTAATTGTATTGGAATATATCTATCGGCATCTCCGAATAGTTTTGCGACATTTGTTTTATGTTTCATGGGTATTTCTTCAAAAGGACTATCTTGTATCAAGTTATCATATTTAAGATTAATTACATTTATTTTTTCTTTTAAGTTTGCATCGGAACTATCAAGTGCTTCAATTTCTTGGGAAAGAGCCATAAATTGTTGAGATAATTTCTTGAATATTTCAAACTTTTCACTAGCTTTAAAACTATTAGAAAGTGATATTACAAGAACACTAACAGCATTTACTACTATATTAGGTATTTTAACTTCATTAGCATCAGTACTTATACTATTTATAATACACATAGCAGAACTTGTTAAAACTAAAGGCATATTAAAACATACCTTAATGAAACTCCAGTGAGTTGCAGTGCGCGTGCACAATAATGTCATGGCTTCGCATTTATCTAGTAATTTTTCAATATTGATCATACTATATAATATATTATTTTTTTACTAATTTAAATTTAAGTTATTATATTAGAAAGATAATGGATATTGAAGTAAAACCAACTAATTGGGTTTTATCAAATCGTATAGGATACAATAATTATATCTATGATACTTTTCATCCAAGTAAATATGAAAAAAAAGCCGTGAAAGAAGAGGGATGTAAATGTGATAAAGATTCATGTGATATTGATATCAAAACTATTTCACTTTTTCCACAACAAAGAATTATTAAAGATTATATGCAATTTGATAGTCCGTATAGGGGAATATTATTATATCATGAATTAGGATCAGGAAAATCTGCTGCTTCAATAGCAGCTGCCGAAGGATATATAAACAAGAAAAAAATAGTTATTATGACACCAGCATCATTATCACAAAATTATGAAAATGAATTAATGAAAATATCAACTATAGGTTTAAATCTTAAAAAATCGTGGACTCAAATTAAAATTCAAAAAACTAACAAGCAAATGTTAAAAGAATTAGAAAAATATGCTATAACTGATAAAATAGTTAAAAAAGATGGTCTTGTCTGGGTTCCATTATATGACAATGATATAGCTGGCTCTGAAATAGTAATAGAACAAACTAAATACTCAAAAATTCCTGCCAAATATAAGGACATAGTTGATAGTACTATTGGTCATATTATAAGAAATCGCTATACATTTATAAATTATAATGGTTTAACTGCTAAATTAATTAAGGAGTTAGGCAAGAATCCTTTTGATGATACTTTTGTAATTATAGATGAGATCCATAATTTTATTAGCAGAATAGTTAATGGATCGAGATTGGCAAGAAGTATATATAATCATATGATGGCTGCCAAAAATATCAAAATGGTATTATTATCTGGAACACCAATAATAAATCAGCCATATGAAATAGCAACATTAATAAATTTAATAAGAGGTCCCATGAATGTTTATGAAATACCATTATTAAAGGCTTCTGAAACACCTAATAAAAAAGATATTATGGACAAATTAATCGCAAGTAATTTATATAAATATGTCGACGAAGTCTATTTTAATAAATCGAGCGTATTTATTGTTTTATTACCTAGTAATTTTTGCAGATTAACTAATAATTCTTCTGAAATTAAAAAAGAAAAATGGGATCTTGATGATAAGAAAATAATTGAAAATATAGTTAAAGATTTAAATAAGACTAAACTTAAATTATCTATTAAAAATAAATTATTACTTTATTATGCTTTACCTAATATTAAAGAAGAGTTTAACAAATTATTTATAAATGATAGTGATCCGGAAAATATTAAGGTTAAAAACGAAGACTTATTTAAACGTCGCGTTTTAGGTATATTAAGTTATTATAAAACTACTGGTTCCGAATTTTTCCCAAGTATGTTGCCTACAAACTACAAATATTTAGATATGACTGGTCACCAATTAAGCAAATATGTTGATGTGCGTCGCAAAGAAATGGATATGGATGATAGAAAAAAACGTTTCGGCAATAAGGGCAATGCTGATGTAAATTCTGTTTACCGCGCTTTCAGTCGCATGGTTTGTAATTTTGTATTTCCCGACAATATTAAACGTGCATTTCCACAAGATATACGTATGGTTATGAAAAAAGAATTGGCTAAAAATGAAGACGATGACGATGATAATATCGAAGATGATAAAAAAGATATTAATAAGGCAGTTGCATTACAATATGAAAAACAACTAGATAGCGCTATGGATAATTTGGCTAAGAGTGATGCGATAAATGTAGAAAATCTCAAAAAACATTATAGCCCTAAATTCGCGGAAATGTTAAAAGATATGAACGAATCACCTGGAAAAGTTTTAGTATATTCACAATTCCGTATGGTAGAAGGTTTAGGAGTATTTAAAGAAATATTAAATAGAAATGGGTATGTTGAAATAAATGTAGTTAAAAACGAAGACTTTGGATATATAATAGATGATATAGATGTTTTTGATGAAAAGTATGATGGTAAAAGATATGTGGTATTTAATGCTGATAGAGCAAAAACAAATATACTTATGAATTTATTTAATGGGGATTTTTCGCTACTATCTGATAATATACGTATGCAAATATCCGGGATCGATAGTATTGATCAGAGATATGGAAAACTAGTCAAAACTATGATGATAACACAATCAGGTGCAGAAGGTATATCTTTGAAAAATGTTAGACGCGTATTAATAACAGAATATTTTTGGAATTCTGTAAGAATAAATCAAGTTATTGGTCGCGCAGTTAGAACATGTAGTCATATGTCATTGCCTAAAGTTGATCAAAATGTCGAGGTATTTATGTATATTATGAAGTTGACAAAGGAACAATTGGCTAATAATCCCACATTAAGAAAGAAGGATAAAGAACTAACCACGGATCAACATATATTAGAATTAGCACAGAAAAAGGAAAACTTAATAAATACGTTTTTAAATATGTTAAAAGCATCATCAATTGATTGTGTTATACATTCTAAAAAAAATAAGCCATTAGAAAATGGATACAAATGCTATAATTGGCCAATAAATATAGATAATAACAAATTATCATTTACAAATGATATTATCGAAGATAATAAAATACAACAGCATCAAAAATATCAGAAAACAAAAAGAAATAAAGGATCTGTTGTTACAAAAGATGGTATAAAATATGTTACTATGAATAACAAATTATATGATTATAATAGTTATAAAAATGCCGGTTTATTATATGAAGTAAAGATATAAATAAAAAATATATATTTTAATTAATAATTATATGGAGGATAGTATGAAATGTATTGGAAGAGATAAAAAAACATTTAAAATATGTGAAAGAAATAATAAATTGAACTGCTCTTTTTGCAGGTATCATAATAAAAAAAACAACTATATTTACAAGATTTTTTATAAAATATTTGGATCTAAAACAAATATAAATATGACAGATATTTATAATTTATATAAATATATAGTTAATAATATTAATAATATTAATTACAAAGAACATTATCCAGGTAACTTGTTTATAGAATTATTAAAAAGAATTCCTTACAAGATATTGCTTAATTTGTCAAATAAATATTTGGAAAATAAAAAATATACCAAAAGCGAATTATACTTATATTTATATACTATCAATAACAAAACTAATAGCATTACAAAAACAATTAGTTTACAAAAAATGCAAAATAAATACAAATACTATTTATTAGATAGAAATATAGATGATACAAATATCATAAACAGCGAAGATTTATTTACATGCGAAGAGATAAGCAGTATTCCAAGTAATAAATTGATAATTATAAATGATAATAATGGAGGCAATTATGCATTTGATATTATTGAATTAGAATATTTTACTAGAAAATGCAAGGAAGATAATAAAGAGCCATATAATCCATATACGAGAAATATATTTACTGAGGAAACATTATGGAGAATAAATAAAAAAATAGAATACAATAAATTGTCTATCAAGAATAATTTATATAACTGGGATAATGATATGCGGGCATTCACAGATTTGTCTATAGAGATAGAAAGGCGTGGATTTTATAATAGTCCTGAATGGTTTGATAAAATGTCGCAAATAGATATACTAAAGACTATTAAATATTTCAGAGATTTTTCTATAAATATCGAAGAAGCAAATAAATACTATAATGATATTACACAAGATAATATAGTTTATGAATTTTGTAAAGATAGTATAAAAATGTTTAAAGAATGTAATGATGATTTGTATATACTTTGTTGTAATTTAATTAAGGCTTTAGCAATGTGTTCAATAGACTTTTATGAGAATATTCCATCGTGGCTTTCAGGTAGTGAAACAACATCATTATTTTCTAATATATTTTCTATATTTGGCAATGATTTTGCAAATACATCAACGGGAACAAATAATTTTTTGCTATATTATTATGTAGAATATATGTAATAAATGAGTACATATAATAATCATATTAAATATACTCCAGATTTTGTTTATACACCTCCATCGAGTTTAAATGCAGAAAAAACTAGCACTATGGACGAAACTATTGATAAATATGTTTGTAAATTTAAGACAGCATTTTATGGAGCATTATTTTTCGCAATATTGTCTTTACCAATCGCATATAAAATATTAGATATGATTGCTAAATTAATATCTAATAATATTGAATTATTTGACGAAGACTATAACGAACCTTTGCCTTTAGGGCGTTTTATTATGTCAATATTAATATGCATTATTCTGTTTATATTGTAATAGTAAAAAAATAATATAGATATATATAGAATTATAATTTAATATTTATTTTTTTGTAACAGCTTTCTTAACAGCTTTCTTTACTGCCTTTGGCGGTTCTACAACCGGCTCAGGTTCGACTTCTTCTTCTTCAGCGTCTTCTTCAGCTTCTTCTTCAGCTTCTTCTTCATCTTCATCCTCATCTTCATTTTTATCAACTTCTTTAGCTTTGATCGCATCAGTATCTACTTCGATATCTTCATCATCTTCTTCCTCGTTTTCTTCTACTTCATCATCACTATCTTTTACAAATGTTGGCTTGCTATTATTAGATAGTTGGAATCTTCCAGATACTATTTTCCAACTGCAACCAAACATGCCGGCCGAGAACCAAATACCATTTAGTTGAATAATAAATTGCGCACGCCCACCCTTTAGATTACTAACATAATCGGTGAAATTAATTTCATTATTATCCATATCATAAGCATCGAATTCAAATTTATTTTCCAATGGGCTGAAAGGAATCTTTGCCTTGAAGGTAGGGGGGTATTTATTGACAATTTCCCCTGTTTCCTTATCTTTATCATGCTTGATAATACGCGAAAACATATTGGAAATAGTATCCTTGTTGCCTCCATAATTATTTTTAAACCAAGCTAGACGATTGGTAAACGCGTCATCAATAATTTTTTCTTCAAGTTCCTTCATTTTATCATGGAATAGTTTGATTTTGGGATTTTCATCAATTCCTTTGAATGATACTGTGATGTCATACTTAGGTGGTTCGTCTTTGCGCTTAGGATCGTCCTTAATCCACTTTTGATTATCATTCGCACCATAAGGAATGCTCAAAAGTGGTGTTTGGATGAAGATCTTCGACGATGCATAATTAACATAAACCGACTTAGCACCAGATTTCATAACTTTTGGTTCGGAATACTTGATATTGTCGACGTTGAGGTTCTTGGGGAGGAGCACGTTCATTATAGTATTAGTTATTTGTATATTCTTTATATAAGTATTGACTATCAATTTTTATTTTCATAGGAATAAAAAAAAAGTTTTTACAAATTTCTAAGATTCTGTTCTAATAAATTTTGTTTTCTAATATTTAAAATTAATCTATCATCTTTAGCACATTCGCTTGGCAAAAAATAGTGATCGACGACACGATCTCTAATACTATTTATTACATCAAGGATATTAATATACGACCAGTCAACATCGGAATATTTATCACCAGTATACTGGGGTCCTTTGCCAAATAATCTAATATCGTCAACTATAATAATTGCTGCTTCTGTGAAAAATTTATTTATTGCAGTTAATTCTTCTATAAGAGGGACTTCCTTGTCACCTTTTCCTGTATCCATTTTTGACCAATGACCATCTAAGAAAAATATAGTATTTTCATTTAATATATTTTTACATAGGTTCGGTATTTCGCGTGAACTATCATTATTTATAAAAGTTATTTTGTTATTAGTATAATTTTCAACTAGATTATCATATAATTCCTTTTTAATTTCAATAGTATACAAATAGTCGAACAATGGCTCCATATTAAAAATAGTATCTCCTTTCCATGTTCCTGTTTCAACAAAAGTATTAAAAGAATAATCAGTATATTTGGATTTGCAATGATCTATGAAATTTTTATTTATACAAGGCATTTAATAGTTATATTATAACGAGTAATATTTAAATATAAATTGTTACATATAATTTATGGAAAATAAACTTACTTGTGTGACAGGTTATTGGAAGGTAAAAAATAAGCACGATAATAATTATATTAAATGGTTTGAAAATACTATTAAAATTAATTGTCCATACATAGTATATGGTAATAAAGAAACTATAGAAGAAATAAAAAAACATAGAAGTAACTTACCAACATATTACATCGAATATAATATAGAAGATTTTTATACAAATAAATACAAGGATTCTATGATAATTAATTGCGTCCATTGCCCATCAGTAGAGCTAAATATGATATGGAATGAAAAAATTATAATGATTGAAAATGCTGCAAATATTAATCCTTTTAATTCAGAATTTTTTTGCTGGATTGACGCAGGTATATGTTGTCTACGTAATAAACCACCTACAATTGCACCTTTTCCCGATATTAATAAGTTAGATAAATTACCTAAAAACAAATTTATATATTCTTCCAGCTTAGAATATGATGAAAAAAAAATATTAAATCAAACAAATTACCATTATATATCTGGAACTTCTTATATATTACATAAAAGTTTAATAAAGACTTTTAGCGAATTATATAAAAAATATATGGAAAAACTAATAAATAAAAATAATATATGGACAGATCAGGTAATATTAACACGTATATTTTTAGACTATAAGGATTTATTTTATAAATTATGTGATGGTTATGGTGAGATTGTTAATAATTTATATTAATAATAGTAAACGTATCTATAATAAGATTTTTAATAATAATGTTAGTAAAGTTTTCTTTGTCAATGACGGCTACATTAAATTTATCAATATATTTTTTGAAGGCATTATCAATACCATAATGTAACAATATCTGATTTTTTTGATATATAGTGAAATTTTCAATATAACTATCTGTATAGTCGTTAATAATGTTATTGAGAGTTATATAATTATTTGATTTGTATTTATTTGCGTTGTAAATATCTTTGTAAATGATTTCAGTAAAATCATAAAGGCATTCGTGAATATTAACCTTCATCATGCATTTATACATCATAGTTTAAATATAAAAATATATATTATACTATGTATCAATTTTTTATATCATAGTGTTTATGTGCGTATCGAACAATAGTTCGATAAAATATTGCTTATCGTGCGCATATTCCTTATAATTATGAAGCAGATATTCTGATTTATTAATTATATTAGTAAAATGTTCTTTGGTAATATCAATATCTAGATTTTCTATAATTTCTTTGTATTTTTGCGCGAATACGACATCTTCCTTAAGTGGCATATACCCAATACTATTTTTAAGTATTTCAATATAATCGTTAACTATAAATAGTTTAAATTCAGTTTTGCCATATTCGGATAATTGGTCATATCGAGTAATTATATCATCAATGTCGAGACTATAAGTAATATCATTATTTTCGCCATTTTTCTTATTTTGAAATACGATATATTTTGCTGTGATAATTAACTCGCTAATGATATTATATATATCATTGCATATTAATAACGCTTTGTCCCTTTCGATGCTTTCGGAGATGTTTTTGGTATTGATTGCTGGTTTGTAGGTACAAACCATTAGCTTAGCTTCTTCGGTAGTAATATTTTTGAACGCGTCTTCGTTTGAGAAGACAACCTCGAAAATGAGATCCATGTTCATGTTGAAAAGTTGTTCGACTTGATTTCACTTGTCTCTGATGTGAATAATGTGGTTTTATAAATTACTATATTCAAAAGTATCAATTTTTATTAGAATCAAACAAATTTATCTCATATACTAGTAGAATGAAAAAGGATCATTTAAAGTTAATTAATGATTTATTAGATATTCGCGACATTGGTGAAAAAATTGTTAGTAATATTGATATGGAAAATTTCGAAAAAATGCATAAAAGACGAAAGGAAATATTAGAAGCTAAACAATCAAAAAGATGGTCAAGAAAGAAAAATCATTACGATTCTTTAATGTTTAAAGAATTGAGAAATTAACATAGAATGTTCTTTGTAGTTCTTAAGTATCTTAATAAATGATACTTAAATTTTCTAAATTATTTTTATTACATTATTATAAAAAAATGATATATGATACGTATGTAATAATGTTATCATCACACTATGAGTGAAAATAAGTCTATTCAGTTGGGGTTATGTTGTCTAAATATCGAATTACGTGAATGCAAACCATCCGTATTTTCATCTCGCAGTGTTATATTGAAAACCTTACATGAAAAAGGTGTTGATAATTTAAAAGCTAAAATTGTAGAAAATCTACAAGATGTCTTAATTATGATGGATTGGAATGAGGCAAATGGTATAAAAGTATTTAGATTATCGAGCGAAATGTTTCCACACATTTCTAATCCGAATGCTCCCGATTATACATTGGAATTTGCTAAAGACTTGCTAAAAAGGATTGGGGAAAAGTCTAAAAAATATAATCAACGACTAACATTTCATCCGGGTCACTTTAATTGTCTTGGAAGTCCTACAGAATCTGTTATAGAACATACTATTAGAGATTTGGATTATCACGCGTCCGTTCTCGACATGATGGATTTGGGTCCCGATTCTGTTATGGTTATTCACGGAGGTGGTATTTATGGCGATAAAAATAAAACTATTGATAGATGGTGTGAAAATTATAACAAACTTCCAGATAATATTAAGAGACGTCTTGTATTAGAAAATTGTGAAAGAAATTTCTCAATAGAAGATTGTTTGCGAGTTTCAGAAAAAGTGAAAGTTCCAGTAGTATTTGATACACATCATTATGAATGTTATAATATTATGCATCCAAATGAAAAATTAGAAATCGCAGATAATTATATTCCTAAAATTCTAGAAACGTGGAGTCGTAGAGGTATTAAACCCAAATTTCATGTAAGTGAACAAGGTGCTGGAAAATGTGGACATCATAGTGATTATATTGAAACTATCCCTAACTATTTACTTGAAATACCAAAAAAATATAAAACAGATATAGACATTATGATTGAAGCTAAAATGAAAGAAAAGGCCATATTTAAATTATATGAAAAATATCCTTATCTTGATAGTAAAAAAATATAGTATTATAGTAAAATGTTATTGCATTTAATATCATCTATTTCGTTTGGGTTAATACCTATATTATATAAAAGTTTGTTGCTATTTAATATCGATTCGATTACTATTTTATTTTTGACTAAAATATTAATTGCATTTTTTTGCATTATATTATTATTATTTAGTGATAATTATAAAATAATTCAAAAAGATATTAAAAATATTACCGCTAATAATGCTACACTATTTAAAGTGTCTATATTAGTATTTTTGGCAGGATTTATTTACTTTTATGGTCAATATAACTATATACTATTATTAAAAACAACACAGACAAATATAAGTACTATTATTATAGCCTGTTATCCTGTAATTACCATATTATTGTCATATTACTATTTTAATGAAAAAATAGATTTAAATCAATTTATAGGGATTTTATTAATATTTAGTGGATTGGCATTTATCGCTTATAAATAAAATATTTAAATAAAATAGTATTATCATATGACTATTATAGAAAATAATATATTATTATCAAAGAACTCTATATTTGAATCTGTAAATCGTACTATATTTACTGTTGCGGGCGCCGCTATAGGGTTATTAGCAAGTACCCAAACATCTCTGTATAATGATGAAAACATTAAAAATATAATTAGAATAACTGCAATGGCGTTATTATTATTAATAATAATTTATGGCTATTATAATGTCGAAGATTATAAACACTTTTTAGAAAACTATAAAACTAAAGATAATAATGCAGTTATAAATATTTATACCGATATTAATATAAATATATTATATATATTTTTAATATTACTATTTATTGTATTCGTTTGCAATATAGTTATTATGATGTAATCTTAACCCTATTTCCTTTCACAAATATTAAATCATATTCATTCCATAAATTATTTCTATATTTATCATACATTATATCATTGTGTAATAATTGATTGTGTAATACTAAATTTCTAAAGTCGATTTCTGCATAACATTTAAGCAGACATCCAATATTCCAATTATTTTTAAGTATTTTTCTAGACATTTCAATTTCATTTTCCTGTGCTTGTCTTGTAGAATTTTTATATTTTTTAATGGAAAATATTTCTGTTTCTATTAAATGTTCCAATGCCTCTTTGTCTGTGCTAAATACATATGATTGTACATGTGAACCATAAGCATTATTTATAGTACAGCCATATAATTTAACATCATTTCTTAATCCAGCAATAAAAAAATCAACCCAAGTAATATTACTCGTTTTATTAATGTATTTTCCAACAGATGTTTTATTTTTATCATCGGGAATATAAGGACCATCTATAGTCGAGTTCAAAAAGATAAATTTATCATAGTCTTTATATAAATTGTTTTTAAGTAAACCTTCACTCCACCCACCAAAATCTCTGCCAACATTTTTACGATTCATGGTAAGCACGTATTCTGGTAAATTAAATTTGTAATTTAAATCATTAGCAATTACTAAAAAGGTAATATTATCATCTTTAAATATACATTTATTGAAAAAATTTGCCACTATATTATCATATTTATGAAATACAAAAAGTACTAATATTTTATCACTCATATTTATCCTTATTAATATAATTTTATATAAAATATTTCTCTTAAAATCGCGTTTGAAATAATAATAAATACAAATATTAGAATCATTAATAATATTTTAATAATATCTTGAATTAAACTATTGAGAAAATTAATAATATAGTATTCATAATGATAGTTGCGATGATAATGGTTGAACTCATAACGCATATGTTGATTCATAGTTATTTATTCAATAAATGATATTATCATTTTTTTTTATTCAAGTGCATAATATGGATTCTGATTTAGTAGTGCCTCATTTTCTTCGCACTCTTTTTTTTCATTTTTGTAAATTCTTATTTTTTCTAGTATAGTATCATATATTGCAAACACTATGTTGCAAATATATAACAAACACATTTTAATTATTAATATTATAATATTTTTATACCCCCTATGGGACTCGAACCCACAATCTTTCGATTAGAAGTCGAACGCGTTATCCAATTACGCCAAGAGGGTATGAAAATATAAAAAAAGAATTAATCTCAATTTAATTAAATAAAAAAGAAATTGATATATAAACGCATATAATCTATATAATAGAAAATGTCGGAATATATTTTACCTAAAGAAGGTGTGTTAAGTGCTGGTGTCGACGAAGTTGCTAGAGGAACTTTTATTGGACCTGTTATTTCCGCATGTGTTGTATTACCTGATATATTTCCAGATAATACTTATATGGAAATTAAAGATTCTAAAAAGTTGTCCGAGAAAAAAAGGGATAAATTGTCCAATTATATCAAAGAGAATAGTATAACATATGGAATTGGCGAAGCATCTGTAGAGGAAATCGATAAAAATAATATATTAAATGCTACACTAACATCAATGCATCGAGCGGTAGATATAGCTTATAAAAAACATAATTTTGAATATATATACGTCGATGGCCTACATTTCAAAAGTTATATACCACCTGGACAAGATAATGATATTATCGAATATGAATGTATTCCTAAAGGAGATGCGACATATCTATGTATTGCTGCGGCATCAATATTGGCAAAAGATTATCATACAAAAATGATAAAAAAATTAGTTAATAATAATTCTAAATTATTACTATATGACATCCATAATAATAAAGGTTATGGGACAAAAAAACATATCAATGCATTAAAAGAATATGGATTAACTGAATTTCATAGAAAAACATTTGGAATATGTAAAAATATGGCGTGAATAATTATTTACATTATCGCGGAACCGATATCATCTACATCACTATAACAATCTATTTTACTCCATGATAGACCGCATATTTTGGCAACATCACATTTGAGCGAATCGTCCCCATTGGGCTCCATAGCATTCAATAATTTTGGATATATTTTATTACAAACTAATGGTTTTTTATTATAATTATCGTTGTCCTCCCCGTGCAATCTATACTCCTGATGATCTTGAGCTACACTGTGGGTATCACCAGTTCCAGCGCTAGTGTGATCATAATTATACATACCGGCTATTTCAGAATATTTATCTAGCTGATTATCGTTATTCCGACTAATTTTTTTGTTATTTATATCTGTAAAAGGTCCGTCTTCGGCATCACGTTCCCTGTATATATACATATCAGCATTTTTGTAAATTTTAGCACATTTATTTTGGTCGGCACTTTGCTCACTACTCCCCCCGCAGTTTGTACCTATAGTTGGTGTTAATATAGCTTTATCTTTTTGAAGTACACCAACTTTAAATTTTGAAGTACCATCTTTGTTTAGATATAAATTTTTTTTGGATTCATATTGAACACTATTGTCGCCAAATACATTTGTATCGGGAACACATTTCAAATCTATATTTTTTTTTGCATAGACATCTTGATCATCAGTACTAGTTAATATTTTCATTTTTTTATTCATAACATCAAGTTCAGTTGTATCAACATTTTCTAAATGCCAATAATCTGGACATACGGGCATTTTATTCATAGATGTTTTTATTTTTGTGGGTACTAAAGCAAATATAGAAAATATCAAGTATATTATAATAATTATTGCTCCTAAAACATATGTTAAAACGGCGGGTAAAAATTTATTATAGATATACTCTCTACCCCAATCTGTAAAAATAATAACACCTAAAAGACCTATTGCCGATAATCCATATATAAAGCATATCATCCATGTACCCTTGTACATATTAGACTTTTGCTCTCTGAAAAGGTCCAATTCTTTAGGGCTTGGTTCATATTTATTTCCTTCTTCGTCGAAGGGTAAATTATCTTCGTCATATGTATATGCTGTATTAACATAACCACTGCTCATATATATTATATCTATACTTCTATAATATTATATTATATTAAATTATATTTTTGTAACATCTAAAGTTTTAAGACCTTTTTTTGAAGGCAATACAGATCTTTCTAAGGGGACTGGCATGGTACTTATATCTTGAATATATTTCTCTGATTGTTTAATATTTGATATGATTTCAGGAACACACCATTCAATAACACGCGTGTTTAAATCTAATACTTGTTCGTTAATATTTGTGCTCTGATTTTTACCATGTTGATAATAAATAGATCGCATAACTATTTTAAGTTCTTCGTCTTTTTGTCTACCGATATTATATTCACCTTGCGTATTATTTAAAATTTTATTTCTAATACCCATTTGCAATAAATTTATATTATCTTCTGAAAAAAATATTTTTGATACACCAGTACAATTTAAATTTCTGGATATAATGTTTGTTTGGTGTTCTGTGGCCTTATTAACGGATTTTTTCAATTCGTAATCTAAATTATTGTCATATGCATTTACCCTACCATTAATTAATTCGGTAATAGGATTGTCGTCATTCAATTCAAAATAATTCATTCCTTCTTAATATATATAATTATTTTCATTTTATATAGTAGTAAATATGATAGATTGTAAAAAAATAAAAATTTGCGCGACAGATATTTTAAACACTATTAAAAAACACAAAAAAGTTAAAAAAGGCAGTGAAAAAAAGTTATTATTAATAATAATAAAATATATTGACAGAATTATATTCAATTATGTTGCACTGGCATCATTGATATGTCTAAAATTAGGTATCAAAACGCTTATGTTTAAACATATGTCATTTATATCTAAATGCGTTGATTCACTATGTTTCAAAAGCAATTCTAAAGTTATGAAAGGAGGTGCGTTTAATACTGCAGCGTTTTATGGAGTACATGAAGAAAATTATAAAAAAGAAAACGAAGGCTCTGATATAATGAATTCTGATTTATCTGAATATATTCGTCCAGCTCTTAAATCAACTATGCAAGGTGGGGCGGTTAGTACAAAATGCAAGGTATTAAATAAATTACTAGAATTAAAATTAAAGGAAGTCTTTAAACATTTTAATGTTAAAGTAAGTAAGCAAACACTATCTGTTATTTCAGCTAAATTAGAGAGTAATATAAATAGTATAGTTGATGTTGTTATAAAAATGCGCGATAATAACATAAATCCAAATGTCATGATGAGATTATTTCAAATTAAAAAATGATATATAAAATTTAAAGTATATTAATAAACAAAATGCCAATTATAACATTTGACGGAAATATTGGTTGTTGTAAAACAAGTATACTAAATTATTTTCATAAAAATTATAAAACTGCTATCGACGTTGAGCCAATTGAAAGTTGGACATACTATTTGAAGAATATGTATGACACATATAAAAGCACTTATAATTTTCAAATAAAGGTATGGATTGACAGATGTTGGATTCAAGAAAAATCAAACGTAATAGTTATGATGGAAAGAAGTCCGTATTTTATTAGAAATGTATTTGTAGAAAAAGCTCTTGAAGATAAAACTATAAGTAAAGATGAATATGATAATATTAATAAGTTGCATGATACGACTGACGATCTATGGCAACCAAATGCATTTATATACTTGAGATCAAATCCAGAAAATTGTTTTGCTAGGATAAAGAAAAGAAATAGAGAATCTGAAAAAAATATTAAATTAGAATATGTTGAAAGAATACATGAATTACATGAAGCAAATTATAAAAGGGCTGACGAAAATAACAAAAATATAATAGTAATTGATGTAGAAAATAAAACTATATCCGATATATGTAGTGAAATAGTATCAAATAATATTTATACTGAAATAGTAACTAAATTATATAATTACTGAGGTCTAATAATTGGTTCTGATGTTCCTACAAAACAGCTATAATATATTCTGTTTTTTCCTTGATATTCAATAGTCGGCGTTGATGTATGAATAAGTTTGCGATTATTAAATACGAGCAAATCATTTTTATCCCACTTAATATTAATCATATTATTTGGCGTAATAATATATTTATTCATAATCTCTCTATACATGTCGAAACTTTCATCACATGATAGTTTATCAAATTTATTAAATCTAAATGGTGAAAGCATTAATGCTTTACGTCGTTTTTCTTTATTTGAATAAACTATTAGCGGCTCGCGTGTAATAATGCTAGTTCCGGGTTTTTGTGTTTTATCATTTAATACACGATTTGCACCAGTATAATCAAAATATGAATTCATCATATCATTGCGCGTATTTGAATATATTACATTATATTTCTTTAATTTGTTCTTCATATAAAATTCCATACTATCATATGCGTCTTCTAAACTGGCGAAAATAGTATCTCCAGCATTATCAGGTGTTTCTAACATATATATTGATGAAACTACTGGTGGCAAATAAGTTCCATGCCCAACTATATCTTGGTGCCACACCATAGTATATTTAAAAGGATCGCTATATTTCAATATTAGATTATCAACACCATATTTGTTTTTAATATGCCCTTCGCCTCGCAAAGATACATGAGGCGTACCTTCTATTTCAGAATATTTAAATGGATGAATAATTTTATCATTGGCTTTATCGTCAAAGCTTCTACAAAATTCATATAGTTTTTTGGAATTTATTTTTTGATCTTTGAATAATAGCATTGGAACTGATTTAAATAATAATTTAAATTCATTACTTTCTTGCTCAGTGATTTTATTTAAATCAATATTAGTTATAACTGCTAAATTCTTTTTAAATGTCGGAAATGTTATTTGGAATCCATATGATAAATTAGCAGCAATTATAATCAATAGAATACTTTTCATATCGTAATAAAAATGATAAATATAGCGTATCAATTTTTTAATTATAATTATTATAATTTTTAATAGATAATCCTTTGCCTATTTCTAATTCAGGATATTTTTTGCTATTATTACATATTGCTATAACATAGTTTATAATTGAGTTAGATAATAATTTAGAAGCTTGTTCGGGAAGACAACTGGGTATATTTGGTATACATGATATATTTGCTTTTTTATATTTAATAATGGGATTAGTGATACTAGTTGGTTTTGATTGCTCTGTAATTCCACCTTGATCAATGGCAATATCCATAATTATAGAATTTGGCTTCATAGTATCCAACAATTCATTTGTAATTAATTTAGCTGCTTTTTCACCGGTATTATATATTGATCCAATAATAATGTCAGATTCATTTACCAATTTCCTTAGATTTTCATTATTCATTTCATAAATATTTGTATTATGACTATTTTTAATAGTTGTTAGTTTTTCATAGTTTATATCTAGAAGATTGATATTTGTGAAACCGGAATTTAATGCAATATTCATTGCTGCCAATCCTGCGTTTCCTGCACCGAAAATAGAGATATTGATATTATAATTATATATAGTATCTTTGAATTTAAATTTAAGTGCGTCCATCATAGATTGTTCTCCTGCAATTTTCGACATTAATGATAAAATTGGATAAAACCCATCAACTTTAATAGTTTCATAAGTGTAACATGTTGAACCTGAATTTATCATTGCGTTTTGCAATTTATTATTACTGGCAAAGTGAAAAAAGGCGAAAATAGTATGTGAGGAATTAATTAGTTTATATTCATATTCCTGAGGTTCCTTGACTTTAATAATAAAATTGCAGTTTTTATAAATGTCTTCAATAGTATTGCATATTTTCGCCCCGACATTCATATATTCTTCATTATAATTATTGGCAAGATTACCAGCATCTTTTTGAATATACACTTCTATTCCGTTTGCTGTTAATTTGGCCACATCTTCGGGTATAAGTGATACTCGCTGTTCGTTTTGTTTTAATTCTTTAGGTATACCAACTATATACATCTAAACTAAATAATAAAAATAAATAATATATCTATAATAATCGCATTATTTTCTCAATTTAGTAATAGCATCAAGTATACTTTGATTATTTGCGCCAGTGAAGGATCCTATTTCGTTTTCATTTTTGAAAAATTTAAAGTGAGGTATAGATTGAATTGAGAATTTGTCAGATATTTCACTACCATTTTCTATATCTACTTTAATAAACACTATATCTTTATTAGTATCTGCAATTTCCTGAATATACGGATATATGTCTTTACATGGTTTACAAAAACTGGCAGAAAAAACTACAAATACCATATTATTATTTTTAATATGTTTATTGAAACTATTAACTTCATCAATATGCAATATAGACATGTTTATCTATTAATTTAATACTATATATTTTTTAAAAAAATAATCGCATATATACATATAAAAAATTGATTTGTATTTATATAGAATCTATAATTAAATAGCTATGTCAAAAGAATTGAATGTCAAATCGGTCGAAGAAAAATACAAAAAATATGAATTGCTTGAACATATTCTAGCTCTTCCTGATACGTATATCGGCTCTATTGAACAGCAGAAAATCAATAGTTATATTTATGATGAAACCACGCAAAAAATGCGAGTAGATGAATTGACGTATATTCCAGGACTACTAAAAATTTTTGACGAAGTAATTGTAAATGCTATTGATCATAGTATGCGTCTAAAAGCCGAAGAAACTAAAGGAAAAGCAGATATACGTCATGTGAAAAACATCAAAGTATCTATTGATAAAGATTCTGGTACTATTACTATATTAAATGATGGTAATGGTATTGATATTAAGAAACATGGTAGTTATGGAAATCTCTGGGTTCCTGAGTTAATATTTGGAGAATTGTTGACATCTACAAACTATGATAAAGGAGAAGAGAAAATATGGGGTGGTAAAAATGGCTATGGAAGTAAACTAACCAATATATTTTCTAAAGAATTTATTATTGAAACTATTGATCATTATAGTAAGAAGATTTATACGCAGAAATTCTCCAATAATATGACACAAAAAGAAGCGCCGAATATTAAGGCATCAAGCAAGGCACCATATACACAGATTACTTTTACACCAGATTACGAAAAATTTGGTATTAAAAATATCACTGATGATATATATAAACTATTTCATCGTCGTGTAATTGATGCCTGTGCGACAACTGGAAAAGATGTATCTGTTACATTCAATGGTCAAAAACTAACTATTAAAGATTTTGAGAAATATTGCGAGCTCTTTTTGGATAAAAAGGAACAACCAATGGTATACGAAGCATCTGGAGAAAGATGGGAAGTAGTTGCTTCCACATCAAAATCAGGATCATTTGAATATTTGTCATTTGTCAATGGTATCAATACCATTAAAGGTGGTAAACACATTGAGTATATTACAAATATGATTACGAGAAACCTTGTTGATATGACACTGGCCAAGAAGAAGAAGGCGGTCAAATCACAGCATATTAAGGACAACTTGTTTATATTTGTAAAAGCACTCATAGTAAATCCTAGCTTTGATTCACAGAGTAAGGAGACATTGACTACTCCTGTTGCAAAGTTCGGTTCTAAATGCGATTTAAGTGATAAGTTTTTCGATAAACTATACAAATCGGGTATTATCGATAAAGCATTGAGTATTACTGAGTTTTATGACAAAAAGAAGCTTGTAAAAACTGATGGAAAGAAAATATCTCGAATCATAGTACCCAAATTGGATGATGCTAATTTAGCTGGAACTAAACAAAGTTCTGAATGTACCTTAATCTTAACAGAGGGGGATTCGGCTAAAACTATGGCAATCTCCGGTTTGAGTGTCATTGGAAGAGATAAATATGGTGTATTTCCATTGCGCGGCAAGATTCTAAATGTCAAAGATGCTAGTCTCCAAAAAATTTCAGATAATAATGAAATAGCCGCAATCAAAAAAATTATGGGTTTGGAACAAAACAAGAAATATACTGATTTAAGTCAATTGAGATATGGTTCTATTATGATTATGACAGATCAAGATCATGATGGGAGCCACATTAAGGGTCTTATTTTCAATATATTTCAGAGTTTATGGCATGAGCTATACGAAATATCGGGATTTCTAACCTCAATGCTGACCCCAATCATCAAAGCTAGTAATGCTAAAAAAGAAGTAATTGAGTTTTATAATATGACAGATTATGAGAAATGGCTCGAAACAGATGTAGCTAAAACTGGTAATTGGAAAATCAAATATTACAAAGGTTTGGGCACATCTAGTGATCAAGAGGCCAAGGAATATTTCAAGCAAATGAATAAGGTTACTTATTTATATGATGAGAATTCCGACGAAGTCATTGATTTAGCTTTTAATAAAAAGCGAGCTGATGACAGAAAGCAATGGCTATTAGATTATGACAAAGATAGGGTTCTTGATTATTCTAAAAAAAACGTTGATTATAAATCGTTTGTTGATAAGGACTTGATTCATTTCTCTAATAGGGATTTGCAGAGATCTATTAATCATATTTGCGATGGTCTAAAAGAAAGTACAAGAAAGATTCTATTTGCTTGCTTTAAACGCAAACTATATACAAATGAAATCAA